TACTGGTTCGAGCGCGCTCAATGCGCAGATGAATCTAGATGATTTCGTGGCTATTTGCACCACTGGATCTCTCCCCGACGGCCGTCTCGTACGCCGTCTTACGCAGTTCACCACGGCATCCACCCAAACCGGCGACAATCAGATCGACTCGTGGGGCATCCAAATGGTGTTTGAGGCCTCTTCCGGTACCGGTACTGGTGGCGGAACAAACGGCCTTTGGGGTGCAAACAATGGTCTCGTGATGCAACTTACAGGATCGGGAGCACTTACTTTTGCCTGCCCAATCACTGATAACTTCGTTAACGCCACCGGCCGTGCAGCACAAGATGCTGTGGGCGCACTGGTTGGTACCGATACGTGGGGTCTTGAAAATCAAGGCGCTATCCCGCAGATCGATATCAAGGTTGACTCTGTATCAGTCACGGCTATCACCAAGAAGCTGAAAGCACAATGGACCCCTGAGCTTGGCCAGGACCTTAATGCTTATCACAATCTTGATGCCGAGGTTGAGCTTACTGGTATTCTTTCGGAGCAAATCGCTCTGGAAATTGACCGCGAGATCCTCGAGGATCTTGTTAAGGGCGCCACTGCTGGTACTCTTTACTGGTCACGTAATGCTGGTAAATTCGTTAACCGCGAAACTGGTGCTGAAATTGGAGCAACGACTGTTACTCCTGACTTCACCGGTACGGTTTCTGAATGGTATGAGACCCTGTGTGAGACTATCAATGATGTCTCCGCTCGTATCCATCGCCGCACGTTGCGCGGCGGCGCAAACTTCATTGTTTGCGGTCCAGAGGTAGCTAACATTCTTGAGTTTACTTCCGGCTTCCGCGCCGACGTCACTGGTGACGGCGACCGTGGTACCGTAGGTGCTGTAAGAACAGGCTCTCTCAGCAAGAAGTGGGATGTCTATGTTGACCCCTACTTTGTCCGTAACGTGGTCCTCGTGGGCCGTAGAGGTGGTTCGTTCCTTGAGAGCGGCTATGTTTACGCTCCGTACGTACCACTCCAGGTCACACCGACTATCTTTGGTATTGACGACTTCGTGCCCCGTAAGGGCGTCATGACGCGTTATGCGAAGAAGATGGTACGTCCTGACATGTACGGCCTTGTTATTGTTGAAGACCTTGTTGGTTAATCAATAATGCGCTCTTCGCGTTAAAACGCTTCTCAAAGAGCAAGCCCCTCTTGGATTCGTCCGGGAGGGGCTTTTTTTATCAATAAACGGTGCACTGCGCACTATTTATAATACACACCCTTTTAAGGTTGTGAATGCATTCATATAAAGAAACAAAAAAAAGGAGGGTTTTTTATTATGTCTAAAAGATCAATTAATTTATTAAGAAGGGCTATGACTATCCCAATGGAGGCTAAAGTGAAAACATTAGATGTTTCCAGTGGCCTTAAGTTTAACAACGCCGCGGTTCAAGCGGTGGCCGAAACGCCCCTCGCCAATGCTGCGAATAACACTACTGCTGTCTCGTATGCAACAACTGACAATGGCAAAACGTGTTTTATTGACACGGCTAGTGTGGCAAAAACACTTACATTGCCAGCGAATGTCACCGCTGCCGATATTGGCACATCCATCCAGTTTGTACAAGCTGCAAACCTGGTTGGGAGTGGCGTACTCACCATTTCAGCGGGAGCAGGAAACACTTTTTCCACTAATAGTTATGCGCTGGGCTTCAACAGTAGCGTCTATCTGGCGCCCACCTACCCGGCTGCAGCTAATAACACCATCACCATTACAGGTGCCGCTACAAATTCGGCATGGGGAATTGGTTCGTTGGCCACATTTGTTTGTGTCGCCGCGGGAGAATGGCAATTCGAAATGAGGTCTGAAGGAATTGGTACGGGCAATGACGCAATTGCTTATAGCACTGCTTAATGAGTAATCATTAATTTCTTAATAATAATTTCTTAATTATGGCCCCCCTTTCCTTCGGGAGAGGGGGGTTTCTTTTTGTAAAAACTACTTATACCAAGAGGATTTAATGAATGAGTACAACGAACCTATTTCCGACAAGCGTAACCAGTTCGGTTGTCTTGCCAGCCTCGGGAACCTTTATTGGTCAAGGGGCCGGCGGCACTGAAGTAAAGAACGGGGTGATATTCGGGGTTTACACGGGAAGTGTAGACTTTATAACGGGCGCGCAGGACCAAGTAGGTTATGTATACAAAAAGCTCGGCGGCGATGTTCTAGATGTTGAGATCACCGAGACGCAAGTATACTCAGCTTATGAAGAAGCTGTATTAGAGTATTCATACATTGTTAACCTTCATCAAGCTAAAAATTCGCTTTCGGATCTCTTGGGATCCCAAACAGGGAGCTTCGATAGTAAGGGAGAATATAAAGCTGGAGAGATCTCGGCAAGCCTGGGTCACGGTCCTTATGGTGGAAATAATGTAGGTACCAAATATCCCAATATTACTTTTGCTTATGAAAAGAAGACAGGACAGGCAGTGTCCAATGAAGCCAATCTCAACGGGTATCAAACCGTATACTCCGCCTCCTTTAATACAACGGGGGGAGTTCAAGATTATGATTTGCAAAGTATTATTTCAGAAAAAGCTGGCACAGATACCGGTCTTGCTTATTATAATAAGGTAGGTAATAATCGCCTTCTCATCCGAAAAGTGTTCTATAAAACTCCTAATGCAATGTGGAGATTCTTCGGCTACTATGGCGGCCTCAATGCCGTGGGAAACTTACAGAATTACGGCCAGTGGGCAGACGACTCACAATTTCAGATTGTTCCTGTATGGCAAAACAAACAACAGGCCATGGCCTTCAAGGACGCTATTTACACGCGCAACTCTCAATTTTCTTTCGAACTAAAAAATAATAAATTGAGACTGTTTCCCGAGCCGCAAACCAGTTCACCTGACAAAATGTGGGTGGAATTTGTGATTGCCAACGAAACCGAACCTTGGGAAGAAAATGCGAATCGCCAAAATAACGTTGGAGGAGTAAACAACATGAACACTCTTCCTTATAAAAACATTCTCTATGAAAAGATTAATTCGATGGGGAAACAATGGATTCGTAGATTTGCCCTATCTCTATGTAAAGAAATCCTAGGACAGGTCCGCAGTAAATTTGGCACAATACCGATACCTGGGAGCAATCTAACCTTAAACGGGGACGCTTTAATAACTCAGTCGCAAACGGAACAGCAGTCATTACGTGAGGAACTTAGAACCACCCTAGATGAACTAACTTATGCGAAGTTGGCTGCCGACGACGCAGCCAAGGTAGAATCAGTCCTGAAGGTACAGGAGAGGATCCCCCTACCTATATTCCAAGGATAAATAAATGTCGAATGATAAGAATAAATGGTCGCAACCTGCTTCTCCGCCACCTCCTCTTTTTGTTGGACAAAAAGAAAGGGATCTCATTAAGCAAGTCAATGACGAACTTATTGAAAATGTAATTGGCCAACAAATATTGTATTTTCCTATCAGCGATGATCACACCGACGTCCACCCCGTTTATGGAGAAGCTATACATAAAGTGTTTTTACCTCCCATTCGGGTGTACGCGCTGGTGGACTGGGAGGGTCAAGCAACTACCTTTATGGATAACGTTGCCGTAGATAGATATACCAGCATAACTGTGCATTTTCACAAAAGAAGGTTAACTGAGGATCAAGATCTTAGTGTGAGGGTGGGGGATTTCGTCCAATACGGTGATAATTACTATGAGATCGTAACGCTGGATGAGCCCGTTCAAATCTTTGGACAGATTAACCATAAGATGGAAGTCTCAGCCAAATGTATTTACGCTCGCGAGGACCTTTTCAATGCCGACTAAAGAAAATGACTATACGGGAATAGATGATCCAAGTATTATTGAAGAGCGCATAATTACTCCTTCAACTCTGGAATCTATTGATGCCGCTTTCTTTAAACATATTGATGACAATTTCAATGTGCACTGTGACACCCATAAAGGCTTCGGAAAAGTTCCTGTTTTATGGATGTCAGCAGAAAGAGCTTTTCAAATTAAAAACAATAAAGGTGTGAGAAATGAGAAAGATGCACTTATTTTGCCGGTAGTGACCGTAGAAAGAAAAACGGTGGAAAAAAGTTTAAGCAAGAAAGGGACTTTTTATGGCAACATCCCTCCGTTCGCTGATCCTCAAGGAGGCTCACTCGTTGTAGCGCGGAGAATCAACCAAAATAAAACCAAGAATTTTGCCAATGCAGACACGTATCGCTACAAACGAGGTGGCGAAAAATATCAAATCAATTTTCCTCGCAAAAACAAAAAGGTGGTATACCAAACAATCTCCATTCCCATGGTCGTATATGTAACTATTGGATATAGCATCACCTTGACGTCGCAATATCAGCAGCAGATGAACGAAATGATGACCCCTTTCTTGGGGAAAACTGGCGGCATCAATTACTTCCTAATTTCCCGAGAAGGTCACACCTATGAGGCATTTATTCAGGAGAGCTTCTCTCAAAATAACAATATAGCTAGTCTGGGAGAGGATGAGCGAAGTTATCAGACAACTATCGACGTCGAAGTACTCGGATATCTCATTGGGCAGGGAAAAAATGAGAATCAACCAAAAATTGTAATACGGGAGAATGCTGTAGAGGTAAAACTCCCCCGCGAGAGGGTGATTTTAGGCGATATTCCCCAGCAAATAGATAACCGAGGATTTTATAGAGACTAAATACTCTTAAATGGTCTTTTGCGCGTATCTCCTACTATTTATTTAAGAATTATTCTGTACAAGGAGAAAGCGCGTCATGGCGGAAAAGAAATTCAAATTTGTCTCACCAGGCATTTTTCTACACGAAATAGACAACTCAGGCAACCCTAATCAAGGAGCCGATATTGGCCCCGTGGTCATTGGTAGAACCCTAAGGGGACCTGCCTTACGGCCCGTTACGGTCAAATCATATTCCGAATTTATAACTATTTTTGGAAACCCGCTTCCGGGTGGCCGAGGCGATGATGTTTGGCGCGATGGTGACACTCTTGGCCCAACCTATGCAGCGTACGCCGCTCAGGCATGGTTGAGAAACAACGCGCCCATCACAATGATGCGGCTCCTGGGCGATCAATCTCAAAACCCGGCAGGCGAAGGCTACGCCGGATGGGGTGGGGGCAATAAAACCAGTCCAGTTAATTTTGGATCCGTCGCTGATTCTTCTCCGGGCGGAGCATACGGCCTCTTTGTTATGAATTCGGGATCCACCGTACACAATGCCGGCATAGGGCAGGCAGCGGTCTTGGCCGCAGTTTTCTATTCTAATAATACGGTGACACCAGCACTTTATGGAACACCTATTAGCGGCACAACTCCGGGCACAAAGGTTCCGGGGCTTGCCGCCACAGCAACGGCGTCTCAAGGCGTCGTATTTCCTACCAACTCCGCTGGCAATTTTGAGATGTACATCGGAACTCATGCACAAATTGGCGCTGCCACCGCAGAAAAGTTTGAATTTAATTTTCAGCGAAGCAGTGACAAATATATTAGAAAAGTATTCAATACTAATCCTACGCTCTTAAATAGTGAAATTACGAGTGGTGATGCCACCCGGACTTATTTCTTGGGCGAGTCATTTGATGCGGCTCTAAGAACAGGAAGTCTAGGAGACTCCAAGAATCAAACCGCCGGCGGTTGGCGCACCCGCAACACGAACATCAGCGGTCCTGGCGATTTGAATAATGCAATCGTCGTCGGATTAGAAACGGGCGGAGGACAGAATTGGAGCGACAACGCCTTTGAAACTAAAGAACCAGTTACTGGTTGGATTGTCGGGCAGGACTTGGGAGAAGCGACGTCGTTTACATACGGCAATGCGCAAAAGCTATTCAGGATTCATGGCCTTAATCATGGCGAATGGCTCCAAAAAAATCTCAAAGTCACGATTGAAATGATCAAGCCATCACAAAATGACTTTGATTCTTACGGAACGTTTACGGTCACCCTTCGAAGGATAGAAGATAATGACAAGGCCCCTGTGGTAGTTGAGAGATTCACCAACCTGAATCTAAACCCCAACTCCACCGACTACATCGCCAGAAAACTTGGTGACAAGCATGTGGCTTGGGATTATAATGAACATCGCCTGCGGGAATATGGAACTTATAATAACCAATCTAAATTTATGCGTGTAGAAGTAAATGCGGACTTGGACGACGGCGCTCTTGACGCGCGCTATGTCCCCTTTGGCTTCCATGGCGCTCCCCAGTGGAATAACCTGATTGCAATTTCGGGCACCTTTAATTCTAGTGATAATGACATAGCGGGCACCCCGCTCAATCTTAATCCATGGCTTGCTGCCGAAGGTATCGCCGAGTACGACAACACAATCGTGGGCATTTCCGGGAGCTTACCAGGCGAGGTCCTTAATAATATTGCCGGCGGCAGTACTACCCCTTCGGGTACTCCGGAGTATATATTGGCCCTAACATGCTCCTATTTCATGCCCGCGTTGCCGCTGAGAATTAGCGCTTCGGCTGGTAATATGGGAACACCGACCAATGCTTGTTTCGGTGTAACTGTAGGGCGTGCAGACAGTTATAATACCTATGATGAGAGTGTTGTTGACTTCTTGCGCGCACCCGGTGGCGACTTGGACGTCGGTTCTAACAGTTATCAGCGAATTCCTTATATTTTCACTCTGGACGACATCTCTGCCTCCTATAATAGCGCGGTATATGTTTCTGGCTCACGAACTCAAACCACAACCGGCCGCTCCTTGAGCGCGATTTATGGATATGGTGCCGTTTTAACTGGTGCCGTTCTAGATTCCGGAGAAGGCCACATCGGCGGGTTTGACAAATTCACCTGCTTATTCCATGGTGGATTCGACGGCCTAGATATCACTGAGAAAGACGCATTCCGCAATCAGGCATTTGTCACAAGCCCCACCGAGGACAACGACTATCGTTTCTATACAGTCAAGAGAGCGATTGACACCCTGCGTGATCCGGAGTATGTTGAGTTTAATCTCGCCACTGTTCCTGGTATTAACGTAGAGAGCTTGACGGCTCATCTCGTTGAAACATGTGAGGAGCGTGCAGATGCTCTGGCGCTTATTGACCTAACAGGCGACTATGTGCCTCGCACGGAGAATACGCAAACAGCAGCGCAGAGACGACCTAACGTAGCAGAAGCAGTTAGAAATCTTAAACTACGCAGTCTTAATAGCAGCTATGGTGCAACTTACTTCCCATGGGTACAAATTAGAGATACCATCTCTAACCAGGTGGTGGACGTACCGCCCTCTGTTGTGGCTCTAGGTACTATTTCTAACAGCGAGGCTAAAAAGGCGCTCTGGTTCGCACCTGCGGGCTTTACACGAGGTGGCTTGAGCGAAGGCGCCGCCGGCCTCCCGGTTGTTGGTGTCAAGTACCAGCTAAACGCTAAAGAACGAGATGACCTCTACGGAGCAAACATCAACCCGATTGCAACCTTCCCAGCAGAAGGTATCGTGATCTTTGGACAGAAGACACTACAAGTGACGCCATCGGCTTTGGACAGAGTTAATGTCCGTCGCCTGCTTATTTTCATTAAAAAGCAGGTATCTCGCATTGCGGCCACCACGTTATTTGAACAAAACATTCAAGCAACGTGGGACAGCTTCAGCAACCGCGTAGAATCCCTTCTAAGCGGCATTCAGGCCGCACAAGGCCTCATGGATTACCGTGTGGTTCTTGACAAGAGCACAACGACACCAGAGTTGATTGATAGGAATATCATGTATGCGAAGGTGTTCTTAAAGCCAGCACGATCTATTGAATTCGTCGCCCTAGACTTTGTAGTAACAGATTCTGGAGCTTCCTTCGATGATTAATTGGAAAAGCCAACTATTTAAGGTAAAGGAGACTAAAAGATAATGGCACAGGAAAGATTTTGGGCAGATTCTAGATTAGAGCCAAAAAGAGCACATCGCTGGCTACTGAATATTGATGGGGTAGATGCATATCTGATTAAGACCGTGCAGAAACCTTCTTTTAGTGTCGAGGAAACTACACATTCTTTCTTTGGCCACAAATTTTATTATCCTGGCCCCGTAAATTGGAATACAGTGGCGATCACACTTGTGGACCCCATTGATCCGGATGCTTCTCAAATTTTATGGCAGAAGCTGCGTCTCTCGGGCTATGAAATCCCAGATCGTTTATTGGCAGAGCCTCTGCGACCTGGCCTTTTCACTCCTTCTAAAGCGGAGGCAACCAATGCTTTGGGACAGATTGTCAAATTGCGCCAAATTGGCCAAATTGACGACGTGCCCAATCAGGTTGTAGAAGAGTGGAAGTTATACAATCCTTGGATCCAAGAAGTTAATTTTGGTAGTTTGGATTATGCAAGTGCGGATATGGTAGAAATCAGTTTAACAATTAGATTTGATTTTGCACAGCATATCGCAAAACCCGGACAACTAGCATAATTAATTACGAGGTATAAATGGCTGTAAGAAATAATCAAGAGCGTGTGGGCGCAGTCCCATCTCCAGACACGCCCCCAGTTGATTTAATAAATCAAGATACAGGAGCATCTCAGTTCTCTTATGTGGTGCCCACAGAACACGTGGACATTCCATCGGAGGGACAATTTTATCCTCCTGAGCACCCGCTCCACAATCAGACGACGGTGGAAATTAAATATATGACGGCGAAAGAAGAAGATATCTTAACTTCTCAAGCACTGTTAAAAAAGGGGGTTGCTTTAGATCGCCTGCTTCAAAACATTCTCGTTGACAAAAGTATTAAACCTGATACGCTACTAATGGGAGATAAAAATGCTCTATTGATAGCTTCTCGTATTACAGGCTTCGGCCCGGATTACCCGGTCAATGTAACGTGTGCGATGTGTGGGACAAATGCTAAAGAGACATTCGATCTCAATGAAGCCCAACAAATCAAGCCATGTGACCCTCAAGAGGGGACGTCCCATGTACAAGGGGGCATCTTTTTTACGTCGCTACCCACTACGCGAGCCAATGTTGAATTCCGACTTCTCACCGGGTTTGAAGAGAGAAGGATGATAGTGCTGTCGGAAACAAAAAAGAAACAAAACTTACCTGAAACACCGTTTACAGATCAATTGAGACTGATCATCCATTCTGTGAACGGGAGCAACCGACCAGATCATATTAATCAATTTATTGATACGCTACCTACCCTGGATGGGCGCCATCTAAGAAAGGCCTTTAATAGCGTCAGTCCAGATGTCAATTTAAAGTGTGCTTATAGCTGCGATGTGTGTTCCCACACAGAGGAGGTAGACTTGCCGTTAACGGCAGAGTTTTTTTGGCCTGGATAACACCTACACGCAAGAGGTCTATGAACAGTTTTTCTTTTTGAAGTATCATGGTGGTTGGAGTCTGTTCGAAGCCTACAATCTCCCCATCAAAATTAGAACCTGGTTCGTGGAAAGATTGGTAAAACAGCTTAACGACGAAAAAGAAGCTATTGAAAAAGCGCATAAAAAGAAGTAGTTGCTAATTACGTATAGCGCGAAAGGGATAAAGTGAATGCTCAACAATAATGAACTCCAGAAACCAACCCTTGACTTGGGCTCTAAAAGAAAGGGGCAGTTAGATGAAAGTGTCCTCACCTCTCTTGGAGCCGAGCTTGGCTACGCTCTAGGACAGTTGCTAGCGGGCGCACAACCCCACATGAACATATCAGGCACCGCCGGCGAAATTGGCGCCTTAGCTGCAGCCTTGGGGGTGGAAAAACACCACCTCCAGAACATAATGCGACATGGACCGAATAGTCCACAAGCGCGGGCCAGCTTAAGCCAGATTCAACGCGTGGGAAGCAGATTCCACGACGTCACAGGGATTCCTTGGCCATTCACTTCATGAGGGCAGATAGATGGCTGACACCCCGAAAACACCGGATTTAACAAAACTTCTAGCAGACCAGCAGGCCTATTTAGAAGCTGCAATGGAAATTGAAGAAGGTCTGGGGCGCCAGTATGCGCAAAAAGAAAAAGATGCAGCCCAAGCCAGAATCGCGCTGGAGTTGCAGAAGGAAATGTATCGCCTGCAAAGCCAAGGCCAGCAGGCGACCGAAGATGCAGCCAAGGAGATAGAAAAGACCCTCAAGAAACAAAAGGGTCTCTCTGATCAAGAGAGAAAATTTTTGGAGAATAAAAAAGCGCTTCTAGACGCCCTGGCCCTGGATTCCAACAATTTTGAAGCAGACCGTAAAAAGGCCCTCGAAGAGCAGATCAAAGCCGGAAATAAACGGTTAGCGCAGTTAGACGAGGAACTGGGAAAAATAGCCAAAATGCCCGGCGCCGTAGAGAACGCTACAAAGAAATGGGCAGCGCTTTTCGGGATTGGCAAAAAAGCTGAAGAGACGATGATTGGTGGGCTCGGCACGATGCTCTCCAACATAGGTCAAACTGGGGCTTCAATGAAAAAAATGTGGCAGGAAGGAATGGTGGGAGGAGCGTACCTAGGCATTCTAGAAAACGTTCTTATGGGGCAGGAGAAACTCTACGCCAATTTCATTAAGAGCACTGGCGCTAACGCCTCTTTAGCCGAAGCCACACTAGATGCATCTGATTCCCTACGACACATGGGCTTGGGAATGGAAGAGGCCTTTGCAGCCTCCCAAAATCTGATGGATGCTAATACCATGTTCCGTACAGGAACTCAAGAAACGCAAAAAGAACTTATCCTGTTCACGGCAGAACTTCAGAAAGCGGGAATTCAAGGTAACGCTGCCGCCAAGGCCATGGAATTCTTCGGTAAAACCATGGGTATGGGAAAGACGGAGATGAAAGCAGCCACCACCCAGTTGATACAATTTGGTAGATCGCTCAATATGAATGCCAATCAGTTCTTGAGTGAGTTTAATCAATTGATGCCTGAATTGGCGGCACATGGTCAAGACGCCGAAAAAGTCTTCAAAGAATTAGCAATCACAGCGCAGCAGACTGGGATCTCTCTTAGTAATTTAATGAGCATCGCGGCCCAATACGATACTTTTGAAAGCTCTGCAAAGGCCGTGTCGCGCATGAATGCAGTCCTGGGAGGCCCTTACCTTAATTCGGTGGAAATGGTGTATGCTACTGAGGCTGAAAGGCTGGAAATGCTCCACAAAACCCTTACGGCCAGCGGCAAATCATTTGACAGCATGAGCCGTTTTGAGAAAAAAGCGTTCGCTCAGGCATCCGGTTTCAAATCCGTCGCAGAAGCCTCCAACTTCTTTAACACCAGTTTAGAGGTACAAAGAGCGGAGCAAGAAGCCGCGGCAGAAAAGCAAAAGACCATGAACGACTTGGCTAGGGAAGCGATGCCGATAATGGAAGAACTAAGAATGACGATGATGCAGGTTGCTGTATCGCTAAAACCAGTCTTTCAATTTTTGAGTAAAATTATCAAAGGCCTTAGCACGTTTTTGGGAATGGCAGAGGGAGCACCAGCAAAACTTGGGGCATTTATTTTTGTTGGGTACAAACTCGTTAAGCTTTTTAATGCGATGAGATGGTCCGCCATTAAAGCCGCTATCGCCAAGGCAGCCCTATCCCCTTGGACGGTACCCGTTGCTATAGCCGCCGCAGGTGCCATGGCAGCCTTTTTGTCGGCCTCCACCTCGGGCGGCGGAGGAGAAGGAGGTGGCGAAGAAGACGAAGCTCCCACCCTAGCCATTGGCAACCCCATGAACCGCGCACTCCGCGGTAAAGGCGCCGTTGTTCCCGCAAAGCTGCATGCAGGCGAATTGGTAGAAACAGGAGGGGGCACCACGATGCTTCCCAAATATGGTACTGCAGTACACACGGCACAGACGGCCGGTAACCTTGCACAGAGCACTCAACAGATGGCTAACGCGGTTGCTGGCCTCCCCGGATCTCTTGCGGGCATAATGAAGCCCGTAGATAAACAGATCATGCTTGGCGAACAGGTATTGGCCGAATTTGTCGGAGACCAGGTAAACGAAAAACTTTCTATCATGAATAGGGCTGGATAAATTCACCTGCGTGATAATTAGATAAGAAGAGGAAACGAAACGATGGCTAATAATGTAGATCAGGAACTGTTCGATACTTATTATCAGGTTGACAGGGTTAAAGATAAACAAACCGGAGAAGCCCTAGGGCACGTTGGCTGGTCGACCGATTATTCCAGTGGGTTGGCTAATAAATATAATCTTTTTATTCAAATTAAAGCTCTCCATCTCGGAGGCAAAAATTCCAAAGAGATTATAAAATTTAAAGCTTTTTTAACCACTTTTAAAGAACAATTTAAAGTTGACTTAAAAGCAGAAAAATTGGTTGGACATTACGAACCTTTAAGAAAAATCAGCGGTGCAGAACGCACTGTGGCTGTGGGACTGGCAATACCCGCATTTAGTCTCACTGATGCACGCAATAATTTGGAAAGGGTAGAGAAGTTTGTCCAAATGATGTACCCCCTGGCAGAGACCACCGACGCTAGCGGCGTGGGCCAACAATATGTGCGCTCAGGTGGAGATCCTTTATTTGCCGTCGCATTTAATAACCTTATAACATATTCGCCCGCGAAGGCATCAACCGGAGGGGTTACGATGGGACAAACAGGGTACATTGATGGCCTCAATTATGAGTTTGACATAGATCAGGGGTTCTATGTCACCCCCGATAACCGCAATTATCCCAAATTAATTAATCTATCTTTTAATTTTTATCCTCTCAATGAAATTTCGCCCCATTGGTCCCAAAAGGGGAAAAGATACCAATTCAGCCACATTAGCTATCCTTACAACATCGCCGTCGTCGACGACCCCACAGCCAATTTAATTGGGATCCCTAGTGAGAACGACAAGCTACCGCGCGTCGCCGCTGCCTTAGCGGATAATGTGACGGGAGGGGATTGATGAGTAATAGATACAATAAAATGTTGTTCGTAAATAATGCCGGTCTTTATAGAAACTATTTTTATGACCGCCAAGTGCCGTTCATCAGGCAGTATTCCTATCCCACCATTACTTACCCCAGCACTCAAGAAATACAAGAATTAAATTTACAACAACACATCTGGACGCAAGGAGATAGATTTTATAAACTGGCTCTTACCTATTATAGCAATTATCGTTATTGGTGGTTGATTCCATGGTTTAATCAAAAACCTTTAGAATCCGACTATAAACTTGGCGATATCGTCTATATCCCTCTTCCCCTTAATGATGTTTTAGCTCTCACGTAAGAATATGGCAAGCAAAAAGAAAAACGAATTAAACTCATTTGATGAGCAGCGCTTTATGCTGGACCTGTTGCCTTATTTTGTGGGCTTAAAGGGAAAGGTTCTCTACGAGGGATACGAATATGTGAATATGACATATCCAGGCCGCGGCCAAGGCACCGCAGGGCTGCCGGGAGTCGCAGCGTCCGACATTACGTTTTTGGCAGATTTACAGAATTGTCAAATAAACGCGGACGGCACGAAAACTCGGTTTACTCTGTTGGATCGGCTTCCCAAACAAGTGATGTCGTCGTTGCAGCCCTATCTTAAACTATATAAGGTGTTTTACAAGAATGCTGATGATTTTGTGGGAACGACCCTTCAATTCCCTCTTAACAACTTTAAAAACCCCGAGGAGATAAGCCCCACCGAACAGTTATATGCGGGAAAACCCCCGGGACATTTGGCGGTCGGTTTGAAAGACTTTTCTTTTGACTATCTTGGCTCCAATCCTGCCGAGGTGGAAACTTTTATTGACTGTAAGCTTAAATTGTATTTTTCTAGTGTTGATGCCCTCTATCACAGTTATGGAAAAGGGCCAAATAAAAATGTGTCCTTCCTGGACCTTATTAAGCGTCCTAAGAAGTATGTGTCGCCCAAAGATAATCCGCGCGAGTTCGCCCGCCAATACAACCCGCGCTATTTTAGAATCCGCGCCGACATTGGATATACGATGCCCGATGATAAATTCCTTCAACAAGCCTGCGAGCATCTTCCGGGAATATCCCCCTCTACGTTGGCCAACGAAATCCAGAATAATAGGATATCTTTCTTCTTAACTCTTAGCAGACACGTGCTTAAGCCAGCGCTGGACGTCCCATCTGGCCCTTTTGAAATAGAGATGACATTCAATGCAGCGGTAGAGAATGCCCTAGGTAGCCCCAATGCGAACGTGCTTATTACGGGTATGACGGGCGAGGAAGAGGATAGAATCGAGGCCAGCAACGTGTATAAAGATCTGGAGCTAATGAAAAGAGTAGTGGCCGAAGAATTTAAGCATCTGACTACAAATCCCGATGGCATTCCGGCTATTTTGTCGGGCTATGACGCCGAGGACTTTTTTACAATAGAGTCCGGCTCGCCGGCCAATCCCTTCCAGTTTCTCAATCTAGAAACCCGTTACACCGTTAATGAGGAGACGTTTCTGAGAGTGCTCGAGGAGGACGTCCCTGAGAGCGAGCGGGTAAAATCGCGATTCGACCAAAGCATCCTCGGGGGCGGGTGGCATGGTGGTCGCCACACTGGCCTGAGGTGGGGAGGCGAAGGATCCTTCAAGCGACGCACGGGAGGGTATGCCATGCCTGAATGGGATGCCCACACCGGCGAAGGACATGATTTTTCGGATGCCCCCGAAGTCTTCGAAACAGGACTACAACAACATACTATAGAGGCGAGAGAACGAATAGGCTCTGAGAAAAACAAGAAGGTTTATAACGTTGACCATATGCCCAGCCTACACGATCTTCACTGGGCCTATAACCCCTGGAGAAAGGGCCCGCGACGCGTCGCGATGCTGTTTGATTATTTTAAATATCGGAGCCGTGTTGAGAGGTTGAAAGCAAAATGGGGCGTCTCGGACGACATGCTGCGCATTAAAGCCTACAACCGGTTTTTGACAGAACTCATGTATCCCGTTAACCGACTAGATACAGAGGGGGAGCCCCCTCCGATAAATGAAAAAAATGGGGCGCAATATGTAGATAATGTGGTGAAGGTGGTCTGCGCACCCATCCGCCGTTCGGTGATTCGTTCTTATAATAGAAAGCGGATAAGCACACAGTATACCAAAAAGGAGATAAAAGAATTAAAAAAGGAGGAAGCGGAGGGGAACAAAGCCGCCGCGGCAGCCATTCGGCAAACCAGGCAAATGCGAATTGATGACCTTACGGAGTTTGTCGGAAAGCTAGAGACGGGTGAGTATTTTGATACATCCGGTCAAGAGGCTTCTG